AATGTGCGGGCCAACGTATCTGAGTGGGCTGTTGCATCATTGACTGATACTGCGTGGAACGTACCGTGGTATCCCAATGAACTGCACCCGCGACGTGCTAAACTACCTGATGTTGGTAACAACTTTGAGGTACGTACTGTACGCACACGTGATTCTATTCCATTCTGGAGCAAGGATAACGGGAAGATTTTAGTAGGCACAAAGATTATTGATGAAGATTATTACTCACAGGTTGAGGTGTATGGTTACTGTAATCCTGAAGAGTATGCAAAATCCCATTACAGGGATGAGACTATTGGTGGATGGCGTGTACCAGTAACTGAACTAAAGGAGTTCAAATGATCTGTGAAAACTGTAGCAAGGCAGGGGAAGAGAACACTCTTACCCATTACAAACGTGCTGGTAACTGGCACGAGAAGTGCAACGACAAGGGGTGTGTATGTCAACACAAGACTGGTCCAGGATACGTAAGACGGGGAGATTCAAAGGTTCCGTTGATGCGAACACAATCCCCATAGGATTAATTGTTACCTACTATGGTGGGGAAGTAAGAGAGGGCAGGTCAGCATCTGTTAAGTGCTGCATCCACCCAGATAAAAGACGTAGTGCTGTCATTAATACCTATGACAATCTATTCTTTTGTCACACCTGTGGGAAGGGTGGCAATGCAGTAAATGTTGTCGGGATAATAGAGAACTTGGAGTTTAAGGATGCACTCAAAAGAGCAATCGAAATCGCTGCTGGAGGCGGTCACACACTACAGCAGAAGTCTGGACGAAAGGGCAATCCAGTACCTCGAAGGACGTGGGATCTCTGAAGATGTTGCTCAACAATTTTCATTAGGGCTAGTAACTGACCCTATCAATGGGCACGAGAACCATACTGGCTGGCTTTCTATTCCATACCTGACTGCGTTAGGTAATTGTGTAGGCGTTAAGTTTCGTAGGTTAGATGACGGCAAGCCTAGATATGGTGCACCAACAGGGCAGAAGGGTCATCTGTTTAATGTTGCTGATATAACTATTGATTCATCTGTCGTTGTCATATGCGAAGGTGAGTTAGATGCAGTAGTTGTATCAGGTTTGATTAACCTACCTGCAGTGGGTGTACCTGGAGTGCAGGCTTGGAAGCCACACTTCCCTAAGTTATTTACTGGATACGATACGATCTATATTGTGGGTGATAACGATATCAAGGAAGATGGCACCAATCCTGGGGCTGAGTTCTCACGCCGTGTCTCACAAGAAGTAATGAACTCACGCATAGTATCATTGCCTGCATCAATGGACATTAACGACTACTACCTTGCACACGGCAAAGAAGAATCGTTAAAACTATTTGGAGGTGTGTAATGTATGATGATGACAGAAAACGAGTGGGTCATAATGTTACAGACCTTGCAGCATATGGGCTTTCACATTTTGCAACACGACAGAGCGACACAACTGATACTGATACGCCCGCAACCAACCCGCTAGTAGATCACGCTGCTGTTACTGGCTATCGTGCGCTAGGTGTATCAACTGAGGACCTAACATCCTTCATTGAATCCTTTGCATCTCTGCGTGCTAACCGTGTCAAGGGTGTGGGCCACGACCAATACTCACACGCAAAGGGTCAGAAGTTTGAGTCCTTTACTACCTCAGATACCATCAAAGAATTGATTGAAGAGTTAGCAGATGCTAGTAATTACATAGACTTCCTTGCTATCAAGTTGTTGAACATCCAACACACTATAGATCAGGTGCTACCAGACTGTGACTGAGCCAAACCCAATACTAAATGACATAGTACCTAGCGTAGTAAGCATTGTTTACCGTCGCTACCGTAAGTATGTAGACCGTGCTGACCTCACACAAGAAGCATACGCTTGGATAATGACACGTGTTGTATACCTAAATGGATTACTAGAAGAAGAGAACGAGGCTGTGCGCTTGGCTAATCAAAGGCGTGTTGGCTGGCAGATGAAGCGTGCTGTCGAACGCTATGCCCGCAAGGAGAAGGCCAATAGTTCTGGCTATCAGACCAATGATGAATCCTTCTATGATGTTATTACTATTGCACAACTATTACCTTATGTCATTGCAAGTGTGGTCAATGATACTGCCATTGAACAGGCACAGAACCTAGTCAATGATGGCACACCACGCAAACCCTCTGCTCCTGCAGAGGGTGGCAACCTGTTGGCTACGCTCATTGATATCAAGAAGGCATATGAATTACTAGATGAGGATGAGAAGAAGATACTACGCCTCAGATACCACGAGAACTACACACTGCAACAGTTGAGTGAGGTTCTTGAGTGTGCTGTATCTACTGCTGATCGCAGGTGTGGTAACGCTTTGCGTAAACTACTTAACTTTATGGGAGGGGAGTCACCTTACGTATGATCTATGAATATGAATGCCCTGGGTGCGGTGATGTGCGACAGATAGAGCGCAAGATGAGCGACCCTGAAGAGACATACATCTGTACCAGTTGTCACAATGAGTTCCGCCGTGTGTGGACCTCTCCTTCTGTGCAATTCAAAGGCAAAGGCTTCTACTCTACGGACAAATAAAGAACCCCACCGCAGGAAGGGTAGCGGTGAGGTTCTTTGTGCCCGAAAGGAGGATGCGATTAAAGTGTATCAGTACCAGCCTCGTCTGTTGTGATGTGCGAGAGCGCGACACGCACTCCCTCGATAGCGGTGTTCAATGTATCGTATACCGTGAAGGACTTGAAGTTCAGGCTGTCCACTACGTTCTCTAAGGAGTTGAGCAATTCCGTAAGCCGAACTTCCTCGCTGGTTCTTGGCAAGGTGGTCAAACCTGCTTTCACTGGTCCATAGGGTGACAAGGCACGTAACTTCTCTTCTCGTATATCCGAGAGCGCGACTATATTCCCTTGCGATTCGTTTGTTCTCACGCTTCTCCTCCATTGTTGCCTTCGTCCGTGCCTTTATGGATGTGATCTTTGAGGCTAGGTTCACCTCTTCCGTCTGATGTGCGGATACGAATACCGACAACAGGAATAGTATTACCGTCAAGGTCAAGCCACGTCTTACCTTCTTGGTCATCTGTCTTCTTCTCCATCTCAAGCAACTGCTTATAGGTATCAGGGTATAGATGAGCAAGACGTACTAACGCACGGTCTCTTGCCCTTCTGTAGTTGCGCTGGCGTACTGCTTGGTTAGCAGCACCACGCAATCTCTTATTGTCCTCCATTATTTGTCTTGTCCTCCCACACTATTAGTGCATAAGCAATCAGCATTACTATCATCAAGCCTATCCAGTAACTCATTGTGTGCCCGCCATTACTGCAAAGACAACCTTTGTAATGTCTATGGGTTCAATCATCAACCGCGCATCCTCTTCCCCTGCTTCCCAGCAGGAGACCAGTAGGCGTGAGTTGAGGGGTGACCTGCGTAGCCATTCGACTGCGCTGTGCGGATCTTCTCCGCCCCATACTGCGTTGCCTTCCTCTGTTGCTATCTCGTAGAAGTTTACCAGTTTGTTCTTTGGGTGGAACGCTACCACTACATCATCACTCATCTTCTTCTCCTCCTTTATTGAATGTATCTACCATAGACAGGGCGTAGACCATACGCATAAGGTTCATCCCTGCCTCCTTCTCCATCTCTTCATCTTGTGACTGCATTAGTGCAAGATTACGACACAACTCTGCCTTAGCAATCCAGTAGTCTACCGTAGGCTCAGTCATTACTAATCTCCTCTATCTCGAAGTAGTATTCCACCTTGTTGTTATCAAGAGCGCTCAACTTGTCACGTTCTGCGGCGCCCCACATACGGGCTTCTAATTCTGTGCTGAACTCTTTACTCGTTGAGTACACCACCTTTGCAATTGTTACTTCATACTCCGTCATTCTCTTTACCTTCCTTTACTATGTCGTTGATGGTCTTCTCCACCTTCTCTGTTGGTAGTTCGATCTTGGAGAGAGCCTCACCTAACGCTGTGCGCCAGTTGCTACCTCCACCTGTGGCAAGTTGCTTAGGTTCTGACCCTGCAAAATCCCATAGTTCTATGGCGTACTGCTTGTTTGCTGGTGCAATTACCACCGTGAATACGAACTGCGCCGTCTTCTCCTGCTCACTCATCTTGTCCTCCTTTGTTGATGTAACACGCGTGGCACAAGGCTATCTTGTCCACGATACCGCCTTCTCTTTCCTGATTACATTCCCTGCATTTCATCTTATGCCCCCTTTGGACAGTCGGTATATGGATTTTCATTGCCTTCATTGTCTTCACACATACACCAATTAAACCGTTCAACCTGTGTAACGTGTGTTAGTTGTGCCAACTCTGCCCAACTGATCGAGTCTTGATTAGTTGTCATCTCTTCCTCCTCCTCCTTTGTGCATCTTCTTCTCCATAAAGTAGGCTACCACACCTATCGGTAAGCCATATAGTAAGAGCAAAGCCCATAGAACTATCGCATCATTGAGCATCATCTTCTCCTTCTACCGTGAATACAGCGAACTCGCTGATGCGGTTGCCGTGTTGTTCTTCTGCCGTCTGCTTCGCCTGCTCAATGGCATCTTCCTCGTTCTCTGCCTCTAATCCAATGTACATTGTGTACACCATTTTGATCTCGTAGTCTTTCATTATGCCCTCCCTTGTGATAGTTGATAGCCTTCATTCTCTACTTCGTATTCTTCGCACTCGTCACAAGCACACCGCAAGACTATCCAATCTCCGCCGTCGTAGTCTGCTCCTATTGCTAGGGCTTCCTCTTGTGTGAGCCAGAAGAATATGTTGTCATCTTCTTCTGCCAATTGTTGTGAGGTTGGGAAGATTTTCCCTTCATCTAGCACACCAAAGCGGTGTACCTCCTCCTCCTTGCTATCTTTCCATTGAATTAGAAACTTCACGCCGTCTCCTCCTTCTTCTCCGCAATCATTAGCCCTGTATGTATGCCCGCGATCAGTTTTCGCAGGCTTTGCTCTGCCTCTGCCTTGGTCATTCCTAGATAGTCGCTGAATCCGCGTGGCTCCCAGTGCCCTGAACCGTACTTGCTACCGCCTGTGAAATGAATACGATAGGCGCGTCCGTATGTCTTACTCCCCTCCTGTAGCACTAGGTGCGGGCGCTTCATTGACTCATAGGGCGCATCTTCCACCACATCACCCTCGAATAAGGGTTGAATCAACTTCTCTAGTGCTATCACTAGGTTTCTAATCTCTTCCATTGTTGTTTGCATTTTTCTCCCTTTCCTAGTTGTTTCTATAGAAGTCAATTGCCCAGTCATAGACCGCGCCCTCGGTGAGTTCAATCTCATCTCTATCGGTGAAGTATTTCACCGTAATCTCTCCAAGGTCTGTGTCCTCGGTGATATTTACGCCGTCGTTATCTCCTCCTGCTACATCCTCAAAGAATAAGGAGATAGTACGGAATCGGTTTGGCCCTTGCTCTGCAAAGATGATGGGATTACTTGCCCCCATATCCTCGGCCTCTTCTAACTCTGCCCGTACCTCGTCGGTTAGGGCTATCACCTGCTCGTTGCGGGTCTGCAACACCTCTCGGATGTTGGTGCCGTTGCAACACTCGCATTCATTTTCGCATCCGCCATAAGCGCGGGTGCCGTCGGGTTGGTCTTCTAGATATATCGAACACTTACAGGTCTCACACATTACTGCCATTTCTTTGCCCTTCCTAGGCTAAGAGGGGACGGTATTGCCCTCCTCTAGTGCCCCCGTCGGATTATGAATCCGTAGCCTGTAGCGCGGGGGCGGTCTTGATTTTGCCTATACCTCCTCTTTGGTATCCTTACCGCAATCTTGACAAGACCAATATATCCCGCCCTGACTTGAGGTGTAAAGGATTTCCGCCTTACATCCTGAACATCTTGCCATCACTTGCCCTCCTCTTTCAATTGTTCAATGTAATCCCGAATTGCTTGCGCCTTGTCGTGTTCCCCCTCAAATTCGAAGTGGTCGCGGGCAATCGCTAGAGCCTCAACCAATGCGCCTGTGTTCATTACTTCACCCCACAAGCGACCAAGAAACGGGCGCGGTCAAAACGTGGGTTATCTATCTCGAATTCTGTCGCTAGCGTATTCGCTAGGTGCTCCACCGATACGAGAACTGCTCCCATTTTGCTATCAACCTTGCAGGCGGTCTTAATTGTGTCTGCTATTAGTACATAGTCCTTACGGGTCATCTTCTTCTCCTTCTAACGTGGTGGCGGGGTAGTTCCCTCCACTCGTGCCCCCGTGAGTCGTGAACTCGTGCCGACTAATCGGGCGGGGGCTGGTCTAAATTACTGCTGGAGATCTAAACCGTGTTTTTCGCAGTGGTCGTAATAGCGCTCCCAAGCAGAATCGGCGATTGGCTTGATGTATTCGTAACCTCTGAAGATACCTGATAGGCTCTCCATTGTGTCCTCGTTAATACCGCCGCTTTTGAGTGAGTCTCCAATGATTTCTTGGACTTCATTTAACTTATCGTCAAGGCTGGCTTGGTAACGCTTGTGTGTTGCCAATAGTTGTCTACCAATTGCCTTCATTGCTGTGACTTGTGATGCCATTGTTTTGCTCCTCTTGGGTTAGTTCAGGCGTTTACCTGATAAGAGAACATTATGCGGGTGTCTACCCTATGTCAAGGGGAAACAAGGATATTTTGATAACGATTTCATAACGATTACCTGAGAATTACCTGAGAATCAATGTCTATTTGTCGACAATTCTAAACCGTGTCATAGGTTGTTCATACATCTGTTCGATTACTGATGAGTAACCTACCAGCGAGTAACTTACTCACGGGTAACTTAGGGAGATTTAACAAGGTGGACATTTACGCATTGAATGTCTAAGGGTTAAGTGTAGGATTATTATTAGACATAAGGGTTAGATATGTATAGGTGCCGAGAGTAGAGCCCTCCCTCTTAATTTCTATAAAGTTATCCACAGGTTTATCCACAGGCTGTGGACAGTTGGCAACGCAGTCGGGCGTGGCGCAGAAAAACCTACCCCCCTGTGTTAAGTTCCACGGCGGGGACATACATACTCCCCGAAAAGAAATTTACGCTAAAGTGAGATCCAGGTAATGTCCTAGTTTGTACACATATTTATGTGACCTTGGTAACAAATACAAAATAAAATCTACCGTAGACGGGAAATCGGGTATTTTTCCTGCCTTAGATATAGTAGGGAGTAAAACGATCCACTACTAGTTTTACGACCAGTACTCGCTACGTTGGCACTACGCGAGTCCCCCTAGGACGAGCACCAACTTACCCCTCGCTTCGCTGTGGCTTGCGAGGGCGTTAAGCCCGAAGCAGTGACTGCTTTTAGTGGGGATAGTTCTATCTCCAGTATAAACATCTTCCCCTAGTATAAAATTTTTTTTTCGCGCCTTCGGCGCTTTATTAGAGGAGACTACGTGGCAGAAAAGTCTAGTGACATTGCCAAGCGTCTTATCCTTAGTGGTGTAGCAGAAGGTCTTACCATCGAGGCAGCCACGGCTGCATCTGGTAAATCCTACAAGACCTACGAGTATTATCGCAGGACCGATAAGGTCTTCGCTGACAAGATGGACCGAACAAGGCTAGGTCTTAAAGATAAGAACTTTGCCTCATCCGATGTTCACGACTTGACCTTTGCAGAGTTCCGCCAGAGGTACCTACATTCTCGTACCTTTCCACACCAGCAGAACCTAATAGATGTGATCGAGGGTCGTCCCCCAGGCTGGCTACATCCCAGTATGAAGTTTGAGCCAGGGCTGGCTAATAATAGAATCTTGCTTAATATCCCGCCCAACCACGCCAAGTCTATGACTGTAACGGTTGACTACGTTACCTGGCAGGTTTGTCAGAACCCTAACTTTAGAGTCCTGATTGTTTCACAAACGCAGCAATTGGCTGCTGACTTTCTCTACGCCATCAAGCAACGCCTGACACATCCTAACTATGAAGCACTGCAACAGGCTTACGCTGCTGGCGTAGGGTTTAACTCTAAGACCGCTTCTTGGCAGGCAACCCGTGTGACCTTTGGTGATGAACTACGTGAGTCATCTGAAAAGGACCCAAACATTGAGGCCGTCGGTATCGGTGGTCAGATCTACGGCAAGCGTGCCGATATGATTATTGTAGACGATGCGGTAACTCTAAAGAACGCTAACGAGTTTGAGAAGCAGATTCGCTGGTTAACCCAGGATGTGCGTTCTCGTCTTAACCCTACTGGTAAGTTGATTATCGTAGGTACTCGCGTTACAGCAATTGATCTTTACAAGGAACTACGTTCCGAGGACCGTTACCCTGGTGGCTTGGTACCTTGGACCTATCTGGCTATGCCAGCACTACTGACAACAGATGAAGACCCTGAGAAGTGGGAAACCCTCTGGCCTGCCAGTGATGCTCCATTTGATGGACAGACAGAAACAGATTTGAACGAGGACGGCCTATACCCACGTTGGAATGGTCGCAACCTTTACAATGAACGACAAGCAATGGATGCGTCCACCTGGGCGCTGGTCTATCAACAGCAAGATATCTCAGATGATGCAATCTTTGACCCAGTATGTGTACGAGGTGCTATAGATGGAATGCGTAAAGCAGGTCGTTTGGTTCCTGGTCACCCAGGGCATCCGCGTGACCTTAGTGGCTTTTCTGTTATTTGTGGTCTTGATCCCGCTATGGTTGGTGATACAGCCGTCGTTTGTTACGCTATTGATCGGGTTAGTCATAAACGCTATATCGTTGATGCTATTAAA